AAAGTAATAGCTGAAGAAAATTCTCCAGTTACTTTAGTTTCACTATTGCCAAACATCATCGCCGACAGAATTGCACAGAAAACCATTAGGTTTCTTGTAATCGTATTCATACTAATCTCCTATATTATTTTACGATTGTTGTTATTATAGTCCAATGCAATATGTGCATAGGATATAAATCTGTTTTGGTAGGTATGTATATAACATTTATGTTTAAAATAAATTTCCATTTCGTATATAAATATAACCAATTTTTTCAAAATACATTTTTTTTTAGTCGTCATCTCCATCATCAGAATCACTATATAGACATTCTTCGAGAGTAAAGTTACTGTCATATATAAACTCAAAACCATTTTCTTCCAATAGTTTATACGCTCTATTTACAGGAATGAAATATCCCATATGCGTGATTGCATCCGCACTAAACCCACTTGGTTGTACTGAAATTCTTGACGGAATACCAATCCACTCATATAGTTTTCTACTAGCTGACCATCTATAACACGCACCACCACTATTACCATAAATAGTCTGAGCTGAAGACATCCAATATTTATAATGGTCTATCTCATCATCCATATAAGTAAGCATACCTTCAGATGCTATTGGTGGGTGACCGAGTGAAGCTCCTACAGCATATATAGAATCGAAAATATGTACATCATCTATTTCACTTAATGGAAACAGATTAGCTACATAATCAGAGGTCTGTTCTTTATCCCGTAATCTAAGTAATGCCCAATCTTGTCCACCTTCACATTCTGAGTAAGCTACAATATCAGCCTCTACTGCGAACGAACCGATGCAATGAGAATAATTATTATATCTAAAATATTCAACCTGTACGGTGTCTAATATCTCAGTATCAATTTTTTTCTTCTTAATTGGGTTCCACTTCTTAACTACTTTAATACAATTAGCAACTACATGGTGGTTAGTAATGACATAGGTATAAGCCTCACCATCGTGTTTCTTTGAATACACTACCGTACCACTACCACCAGATTTATGTGTTCTGACTCTAACAGTCGGATAAAACATCTGTTGGTGTTTGTTTATTATTTGTTTAGATGCTGACATAGTATAACTCCTATTTTTGTTTTTCAATTGTACCATTATTTTTATTCATAGATTTTAGATAATCTTCCAAATCAATAAATTCTTTTTTCTCATCTGGTGGAAACCACGCTTCCCAATATCCCATTGGAAATCCGATAGTTACCCATTCACCACTATTTGAATCTCTTACAACCAGATAAATTGCTGAACCATCTGTTGAAGCATACCCACTTGACATATCTAATGTGATTAATTTACCATATGTTTCATCGTGGTTAATATCATTTGAATATTTGAACCAAGTGTTTATAGGTTCTTCACATTCACATTCAGTGCCACTCATAAAACCAATTAAAATTATTATAATCATTGTTTTAAGTTTCATATCAATTCTCCTATAATAATATATAGTTGAATATAATATTTAATAATCTTAAAAGTGTGCCGTATCACATGACATACTTTTTTTAGTAGCGAGTGTTGGACTCGAACCAACAATCTAAGCTTATGAAACTCAGTTAGTTACCAATTACTATCAACTCGCATTAGTGGACCTGCCGGGAGTCGAACCCGGGTCTTGATACCTTTAACATAAAAGTCATTTACAAGTTTGTTTAGTTTCTTTCCCACTAACAAAGTCAACCCAACTGTTCTGATTTATAGTATCGTAGCTGTAATAACCAACACTGGTTTTGTTGTTTTCCTTCAAGGTCTTTTCCGATTTATGACATCACATTATCCGTATCGGAGTATGGTGTGATGGCAGTTACTTATGCAGCAGCTGCGTATTGATAATCGTTGCCAATTACAATGTGTTAATTCATTAAGTGAATAAATCTACTTGCACCTCTATATCAAAAAACTACCAATCGAAACCAAAGTCAAGCCCAATTGTTTTTATTACTTAATAATCTTCCGATTCATCATCTATATCTTCTTGCTCTTGTTCTAAAATGTTTATAGCGTCTAATACGCTTTCCCAACTATTATCCATATAAGCTTGTTTTAATAAATCTATTGCTGTTGCTATGTTGTCCATTCATAATCTCCGTACGATATAATGTTAATAGTTATATATATAACACCAACAGAAATTTCTATGGTTTTTTTATCAAGTCTTACCTACGATGTTAGCCTCGTCAAATATTCGTTGGAAATCTGTAATATCCTGTGTTTGATTTGAGAACTCTTGTGTAACCTTCATAATATTTTTAAATAACGTGTCTGCTTTTTTCTCACGGTCTAAAATCAAAGTAGCTACCGTGGTTGGAATTTCATCAGGTCCTGCTATTTCGGCTTCTTCTAAAATAGCACTAATAGTTTCGTTATACACCATACAACTATTTACATCACCTAACAATTTAAGCATAGTATGTTTTATGATATGCATTTCATTTACGAGGCGTCTAAAATTATCAACTATTTCACTAGCTGTTAAATTTATTTCTTCGGTTGATGTATCGGACATAATAACTCCTAATTTACTTACTAATAAATAGTGTTTAATCAGTTAAAAGTTGTTTTTCTTTACGGTCACTATCAGTATTCAATGCTGGGTGATTTAACACAGCTTCAATCTTCAAGCGTATCTCTATTAAATTATCATTAATAGTATCTAATGTTTCTAATATTTGTTTATCTAAATCATCCATAATTATTTCCTCATATATTTATAAATAGTTATAAGGGAAGACCCAATCTCCCCCTATAACCTGTTGTCAATGTAACCTTTATTTGTCTAAGGGAGGTTAGACTTCTTCGTACTCACCATCATACACCTCATCAGTTTTATTACCCGAATCTGATGGTTCTGTTGGTGAATTATTTTGTGCTTCATATATCTGTTTACCAAGTTCCATTATCATGGTATTTAATTCATTGAGCTTATCTTTAATATCTGGAATATCTGAATTTTTATTAGCTTCTTCAAGATTTGAAATACAAGTTTCAACATTCTGTTTATCTGTGTCTGATAATTTATCTCCAAATTCACTTTCAAGTTGATTACGCGTCTGATATATTAACTGGTCAGCTGAGTTATGAACATTGACTTCCTCTACTCTCTGTATATCTTCCTGAGCATGTAACTCGGCGTCTGACTTCATTTTATCAATTTCGGATTGAGATAGTCCACCTGAAGCTTCAATCCTAATCGAATGTTCTTTTCCAGTAGCTTTGTCTTTAGCAGATACATTTAATATACCATTAGCATCGAGGTCAAAGGTTACTTCTACTTGTGGAACACCCTTGGGTGCTGGTGAAATACTATCTAAGTGAAATCTCCCCAATGACTTATTTCCATCAACTACTTTTCTATCACCTTGTAAAATATGAATTTCTACTGAAGGTTGATTGTCTTGAGCTGTTGAAAACACTTGCGATTTCTTAGTTGGTATTGTAGTATTAGCTTCAATGATTGGTGCCGTAACTCTACCCAGAGTTTCAATACCCAATGTTAGAGGTGTTACATCTAACAGTAACACATCATCAACATCACCACTCATTATACCACCTTGAATCGCAGCTCCCATAGAAACAACTTCATCTGGATTTACATTCTTATTTGGTTCTTTACCAAATACCTGTTTAACTATTTCAGATACTTTAGGTATCCGAGTTGAACCACCTACAAGGATTATTTCATCTATTTCATTTGCCTTTTTCTTGGCTGATGATAGTGCTGCTTTACATGGAGCTATTGTCCGTTGTAAAAGTTTATCTACTAATGTTTCAAACTTAGCACGAGTTACTGTTATATTCAGATGCTGTGGTCCTTCACTGGTAGCTGTGATAAATGGTAAATTGATAGTAGTCGTTTTAGCTGATGATAATTCACACTTAGCTTGTTCTGCTGATTCTCTCAATCGTTGAAGAGCCATCGGGTCTTTACTTAAATCCACACCATTCGATTTTTTAAACTCTACCACTAACCAATCTATTAAAGCTTTATCGACATCATCACCACCCAAATGAGTGTCTCCGTTTGTAGATAACACTTCAAACACACCGTCACCTAATTCTAATATTGATACATCGAAAGTACCACCACCAAAGTCATACACAGCTATAACTTGACTCTTATCTTTCTTGTCAAGTCCATATGCTAGAGCAGCTGCTGTTGGTTCATTTATAATCCTACGGACATTAAGTCCAGCTATAGTTCCAGCATCTTTAGTAGCTTGTCGCTGTGAATCATTAAAATAGGCTGGAACTGTAATTATAGCTTCAGTTACTGATGTTCCTAAATAAGCTTCAGCGTCTTTCTTTAATTTACTTAATACATACGACCCAAACTCCTGTGGAGTATAACTTGTATCATCCAATACAATCTTTACCGAATCCTTACCATCAGCTGTTACTTTAAATGGAACCTCTTTCAATTCATTTGATACTTCACTAAATTTCCTACCCATAAACCGCTTTGATGAATAAACAGTATTATGTGGGTTAGTTACTGCTTGACGCTTAGCAGGGTCACCTACTAACCGGTCACCGTCTTTAGTGAACGCTACTACCGAAGGTGTTGTTCTACTACCCTCACTATTAGTAATGACAGTAGCGTCACCTCCTTCGATTACAGATACACACGAATTAGTCGTACCTAAATCTATTCCAATTATTTTTGACATATTATCTTACCTTCACTTTAATTTGTTTCGGTAATACTGTTTCTTTGAATGGAACCATAATTGTTAATAACCCATCAACTACTGTAGCTTCTACATTTTCAGAATCCAGAGTATCAACCATATCAAATTTTTCTACAAAACCATCAGTATCACCTGAATTTGATTTGCCTGTAATTATGAGTGTATCACTTTCAATAGTCACCTCAATTAATGATTTACTATATCCGGGCACTTCCATTGTTAATGTAACTCCACTTTCATCTTCACTGGTTTTGAAAGTTTTCTGTTTATTGACTCTACGGTCATATACTGGTAAATTTGATGATGTGAATATCGAATTTAAGTCATCAAAAAAATTATCCACTATATTATTATTATTATAATTTGTTAAATTGTTTGTAAACATTTGTTTCTCCTATTATGTTGTTTGCTCCCGACACCAATGTCGGGACCTAATTAAGTACTACACTACTATATAATCAAAAACCATACTAAACTATTTTTACATAAATTATGTCATAGTATGCAACACAAGTGTCAGTATATTTGACACTATGTCATTAAAATAATTATGCAGGTATGTCATCGAGTACCCAACCATTATCTATCAAAGCTATAGCCTTTTTATATTTGACAATCTTTGTTTCAGAACCATTACTTATTGTAACCTTTTGGTTACGACCAATTTTATTTGATGTTATGTTAGGTGGTATGAACTTTCTATCAAGGATTGTCTTACCGTCCAAATGGTCTATTTCATGCTGTACACACATACATTCCAACAACCCAGCTGTATCATCTTCATGGTCAGCTTCGAATACCATATTACTTTCATAATTATCACACTTGACAACTATCCGGTCATAGCGTTTAGTATTAACTGGTTTCTTCCGTTTAATTGATAAACATCCTTCTTTAAAATCTACTTCATTCCCACGCTCAATTATTTCAGGATTGATAAGATAAATTGGGTCTGTAACATTCACTACAGCTACTCGTTTGTTGATACCTAATTGATTAGCAGAAATTCCTATACCAGTAGTACGCTGTGTCAGATATTGTAATAAAGTAGCTGCTATCATTTCACCTTCTTTAACACTCTTAACTGGCTCAGTAGGTATATTAAGTTGTTTTAAATTCGTCACTATATTCATTATTTTTTAACCTTTCCGTTTACGAAATCTCGTTGTTTCTTTAGAGCTCGTTTAAGTTTCTGTTTTTCATTATATGCTTTAACTAATTTAGCATCTGTATTAGTTTTCTTTTTAGGTTTTCGTTTTTTACGAGGTTTAACCTTAGTCGGTGTCAATGTACCTTTTAACTTAGGTTGTTCTACTCCCTTATGATATACAGTTCCATCTTTATCTACAAACTCATTCATAAAATGCCATCCAGATGGTCGACCTGTTGCTATACGGGTCATAGTCGATTTAGGCCATTCAGCTCTCCGAGCATTACAAGTACCACAAGTAACACAAGTAGTATCTTCGCTGACTGGTATATAATTGTTACACCGTTTACAGGTCATGTGTAAAATACCATCTTCGGTATAAGTGTTATATAATATTATTGGTTTTCGTTTTTTACGAACCACATTCTCTCCTTATTTATTAATTAGTAATTTTCAATACTATATAATATACAACAGGTTTATGGTACGGAACAAGTCTTTTTTTTTATGAGGGTGTAAACATTGTAGTTATATATCTACCATCGCGAGTTGGTTGTGTAGCTAGTACTACTAAATCATTAAGAGCTTCGGTGATAGTATCAATCATAGTAAAACCTTTTGTTTCATCATCACGCATTCGGTCATTTACTTTAATTGCTAATTTTACCTTATAGCCTTTATTTAAAAACTTACAACATTGGTTTAGTTTAGTTCCCATATCGTGTTCTGAGATTACAGTATTCATTCTAATCTCTTTCAGGTGAGTTTTACTTTTTGATTTATTTTTTTTAAGTTTTTTGTTATGGTCGAATTTGTATTTACCATAATCCATAATTTTACATACAGGTGGATTAGCTTCTGGTGAAACTTCTACTAAATCATAACCTCTATTGTTTGCTTTTGAAATAGCTATGTTGGTAGGCAATACTCCTAATTGTTTTCCTACATCATCTATCACTCGTACTCGTGTGGATTTGATATAACTATTTATTTTTTTGGTTTCCAACTTATCTCCTATTATTTTCTACCTACTGGATACTCAGATGGCATACTAACTCCCCCATCAGCACTTGGGTTTTTACTCGAACCACGCTTAGATACTGGTGGTGTATCTACTATATCTTCAGAAACTGTAACATTTGATGTTTCAACTTCTTCAACGATTGGTGTTTCAACTTCTTCAACGATTGGTGTTTCAACTTCTTCAACGGTTGGTGTTTCAACTTCTTCAACGGTTGATGTATAAACTTTAGGTACTGGGGGCATGTAAACTTTATAATCTGTATCTTCTTTTGTAATTTCTTTATTGTGTAATAACACTATATTAAATCCTATAATTAATATAACAGCTAATGGGTCAAATACAACTATAAGAACAAACATAATCCACATAACTGTGGTATCAATATCAGTATTAAAAATTTCTGAGATATATAACAATGGACCTACATCTATCCCACTATCTACCATTGTTATTTCTAATTCACCAATCTCATTTTTCAGTTCACTAACTTGTACTGAAGCTTCCTGTATCAATGAGTTATATTTATTACGGAGGTTTCTCTTAGCTGTTATGTAATTATCAGGTAAGGCGTTAATTGATTGTTCTAACTCTTGCTTTAAAAACATTTTATCTTCTTCAACAGTTTTCAGTCTATCTTTAAATACTTGTAGTTTAGTTGTTAATCCTTCAAATTCTATTGTACTTCCCATATAAGAATTTGATAAAAATCCAAAGATACCCATACTTGTAATTCCGATTAAAAGAATTACAGCTATAGTCATATAAGATTTCTGTAACCAATTAATTGTATTCCAGTATCTGTACAAGAATGAAGCTGTAACTAATTTACCTATTTCAAGTGATGAAGCCATTATACAGACAGCTATAAAATTACCACTGAATAACATACCAATACCTGTTACAGAAAAGAAAGCAGCCATACTCGAAATGAATAAAGCTGAGATACCAATCACAATAGTAAATAAATTAGTTTTAATTGTTATTCTCTTGGTCTATTAAATCTGTAAGGTATTCTACATAATTATCTATTGCATTCATCATTTTAGATATGAATACAGGGTCTATTCTTCCATACTCAGTACTTGTCCGTACTTTGTCGGTTATGTCTTGAATGTTTTCTAAGTGTCTTTCACATACAGCTTTTGTTCTCATATATTGCTCCTAATTTATTATACTATATTAATAATAAGTATATAATAAGTATATAATATATTATTTATAAACTATTAATAATAAGATTCATAATAGTTTCCTTATCGTTAGAATGATGCCACTTCCAAGCATTACTCTCCTGTAGTCTTTGAACTTTTTCTTTCAAAGCGTTTATATTGGTTTCCATTATATTGATGTGGGATTCGTCAATCTCCGGTAAGTCAATTTCCAACTCGTCAGCTGCGTCAAATAAACCTACTACATCATTATTATTATAATGTTCAACAGCTTCTTTAAACTGTTTAACTAATTTATCTTTTAATTTACTATTTGGTAATTTTTCTAATTTATCTGGATGTGTCTTTGTAACTATTTTTCTATAAACTTTTTTTACTAATTTTTCTTTATCATTTGGCAATTCATTATATTTTATTTTTCATTTAGTATAACACCTGTATTAGCTTTTGGTTCTTCATAATCAGGTCCAACAGCTTTTCTAAACGCAGGTTCAAACTGTTCAATACATTGTCTGAAAATTGTTTCAGTTTCACTATATTCCAGTTCGAGGTATTTGATTTCATATTTAAGTTTTTTATATTTAAGTTGTAATGACATAACATATATACATATATAAGTATATGACTATTACTCCAAATAACATTTTATTTTATTTATTTTTTGTAATACCGGAACTTTTTAATAATTTATTTAATGTCAATGTACGACCTAATCGGTGTTCTCGTTCTTGATAGTATTGTTCAAAATCAAGTTCCTTCAATTCGGCTTCTGTCAATGGTTTTACATTTTCAACTTCTTTATGTTCCTTATCCTTTTGAGGTTGCTCTTTAGCTGATTGTTCTTCGGCTCGCATAATATCTCGTGCAAAATCTCTACGCTTTTTATTTTCTATATCATCATCTGGATTTTTCAAACCTCGCTGTAACATTCGTAAATACCGCTCGACTTTTTTAAGTCGACTTTCTTCTTCCGGTGTCAAGTCTGGTGTCGTTCCTTGAAGTTTAGCATGTTCTAATTCACCTAACATATATTGATAAAATTTTTCAGTATCAGGGTCATTGAGCTCTTGGCATTGAATACAAGCATCTTGTATTAAATCAATCAAGGCATTTAATATATCTTCATCTATTGAAAAATATCTCATTTGTGCTCCACTCATTATTGTTCTCTAAAATAAATATAACATAACTTGCTTAAATTCATATATTTTTTTCCTTATATCGAATGTTATTGTCTAATTTCTTCACCATACATAGTATAAGCTTTTTGAGTTTTAGGTTCTTCTACACCATCATCTACATACACCTCACCTTTAGCACAATCTATAACATAGATTCTATCTCCCGCTCGTTGAAATACATGCTCGATACCTTCTGTAAGACTTTCTAAATTCTCACCATCTTTTACATCACGCCACCTATCTCCGGGTGGCATTCGAGTTAATACTAATTCTTGCATCCTCGTTACTCCATATTAATCATTGTTGCGTTTCTTATAATCTGTTTCATAAAACCCACTACCTTTAAATTTTGGTTTATTGGTAGTGGGGAATTGACGCGTCATACCACATCCACATTTAGTACACATTCGTAATTCTTTATCTGTACTTTTACATAATATGTCTGTGGTATTTCCGCATTTACATTTAAAAGTATATAGTGGCATCATAAACCCTCATAATAGTTAGTGTGTTATACATATATCATTTGTTTTTTTCCATTCAACATATCCATATATATTTAAACCCATCAAAGCTATAGCCAAAACAAATTGAGGCCACGCTTCTATATAAGTCGAATATATCAAATTAAATATATTACCTATAAACCACACAATCCAAGATACTGTAAGTTTCTTAGCATTTAAGTAATAACCTAACAGTATTAAAAATGTGGCTATCCAACCAAATATACTAATCATTTATTATTTCCTATCATATTATAATATACAACATTTATCTAATGTTAAACAAGGTTTTTATTTTATTAACCTCCTACTTTTATGTCATCAACCATAAGTTTTTTATTAGAGCGTTCTCTGTTAAACTTTTTAGTAACAGGTCTAAGATTACCATCCTTACCTGTACCACCGTCCGATGCTGGCATGATATGGTCAAATTCAGTTGCGTCACCGTTATACATAGTGAAACCAGATTGTTCTTCACCGGTTTCATTAGTAAAACCACTCTCTACCATCGCAAGTTCTTTATCTGCTAGAGTAGCAGTCTTACCATGTTCCTGAACATATCCCATTAATACCCAATTATCTAACCTACTCATCATATCCCCTAACAACCTTATCTGAATTAAATTGGTAGAATCTCTATGACGACTGTTATGAGAAGCCACTCGATAAGAGTTCATATTTTCTACCTTTATTAGTTTACCAAAATTAGCTTTTTTAGTTGAAGGTACTTTTATAAAATTACCTTCACTATCTGTAGCATATCGGTCAAACTCTTCACGAGATTTTTCGGTTTTTGAAAACCACTCAGCTATAGCTTTAGGGTTAGTAATTTTATATGTAGTAGTAAGTCCTACATCTATAGCATTACTTCTATTTTTATTATTATTTAAAAGTGATACTACCATATATAAATTATACAATCTACCTTTTAGTTTTAAAAACTTTGGTGATAAGTGTTTAGAAATTTCAGCTAATGTTTTCATATTAGCGTTATGTCTTTTTAGTGTAGTTTTAGAATACCCTATTGGATTTCTATACTCATCCATTGGATACAGAGCGTGTTCCATATCAAACAAACTATCTAAAAATACCTCATCATTTAATGCTGGTGTATTTTCTTTTAGTTCAAACATTAACATAATACTTGTAATTAATTCATGACCTCTTTTCTTATTAGCAAACGCACCAGTATAATTAACTCTATTGAATATACTATCCATTACTGTAACATAATTAGCTGTGTCATTAATGTGCTTAACTATATTACTATTACCAGCATTCCTTTTATCTTGTCTTGAAACTGGAACACCATCATTGGAATCAATGAATAATTTTTTTAATCCATTGAGAGAAGCTTTCTTAACCACAACGGCCATCATCCGTTGACTCAAAAACCATTGCTTAAATTCAGGTCGTATATCATTGAATTTAACTTTACCTACATCAGCAGTGTCATCAGATAATCGTACATGACAATGACTAGCCAATGCTACGAATGGACCATCCCCACCAGCCCATTTTGCTCCTAAGACATATTCACCTGTAAGTTTTATTCTATGTTGACCATCTACTATTAACCATTCTTTACCATTTTTAAGTTGGGCTTTTAAGTCTGCTTTAAACGCCGCAGCAACTTTATCAGTTTCTTTTATATTATCTATTACCGAATGGATATCAACTACTATGAATAAATCTTTAGTAGAAGCATTTCTCCATATACCTTTAATATAAGAATTTTTTTTATTCTTATTCCATGGGTCATAATATCTTTGGTAAGCGGGTGGGAAATCAAATGTACATAAATGTATATTCTTAACTATCCATTTGAAATCTAATAAGGCTGGTTCTAAAACTAAGTCCTGAGCGGACTCATTTATTTGTTGGTTTACTTTCATTGTAAACTCCTTCATTTACTGTTAAAAAATCATATAGCTTAAGTTCCTGATTTACTCAATCCCCATACTATATGGCCAAACGAACTTTCATCTCTAAAGATGCTCTAATCATTGTCTCTCGACTTTGACTGTGTTCGCATATATTAAATCACCAAACACTTTTAATATACAGTAAGTACTTAATGTAAGTCAAGTACTTTTTAAAAGTCTCGTTTAGTTTTATAAATAACCTTAACTGTCGGAAATCTCAAACTGATACCTCCATTTTGGTTTTTACTTTCCTCGAAATACTGTACTGTTATATCGTGTCCGATGATTTCAGTCGGATGTTCCGTATAGTGTCTTCGTTCATCAATCGTGAATCCAGAACCAACTGATACTTCATATCCTTTGTGTTCTATTACGACATTCGTTAAAATGTCCTCTACCTGTTCCAAACCAGTTTCATTATTTATAGTTCGGAATGGTCCTACTTCAATAGATTTTACTTTATATTCTGCATCAAAGAATTTTTTACATTTCAGTAAGTTTTTAGTTCGCTTACCTTCATATTCACAATCCTTCCTAATCATTATACCTTCCCAACCATTATCAGTCGCGTCAGTAGTCAGTTCAAGTAAATGGTTAGTGTCAATGACTTTAGTAAATTCAACCAAATCTAATATGGAAGAATTACCAAATGTATAATCAATTCTATCTGATAATATTCTATCAGATGTTTTATTGTCAAACTCCTCTAATGTCAGAACATCAAAAATTTTATATCTTGGGTTTTCTATGGTATAATCTTTTCTTTTTATTTGACTAACGGCCGAAGTAAAATCCTCATTACCGTCAGAATCAATTATACATAACTCACCATCAAATACTACATTATTAATCCCAAGGTTTTGGATTTCAGTTTTAACTTTATTTAATGTAGTAAACTCTTTACCACTTCGTGAATAACAAGTTATATCAGTATCTTCTATTCGCACCACAACTCTGATACCATCTAATTTTCTACTCGATAACCAAGTATCAGTTTTAAAGTCTACCCTATGCTCGTAATCCTCATACTTGTTAGCTAACGCGACTTTAAATGTAGGAATAAGATTATTAAACACTCTATTTAATAAACTCACTCCAGCTCGTGTTTTTAAATCTTTATCAATTATGTTATAAATCAATTCAGAATATTCTGAATTATCCTCGATAAATTTATTAACATTTCGTATAGCATCATGACCTGTCACTTCCCGCTTATACAGTACATCGAGTAAATCAAATATATTACTATATGTAGAAGTGGCAACCAAGTCATTCCTTGATTTTAATAATTTTGAAGTAACTCCAAACATCTTATAAGGGTTATAAGTATATTCTAACAATTCGTTAATATCCTCATAGTTAGGTATAATACTAAGTTTTTCATTTACTGAGTTAGTGCTTCGTAACTCTGTTACAAAGTCTTGCAATCTGTTTAATTTATTCATTGTGTTTTTATTTGTATTTTTCATTACTATATAATATACTAACCTGTTGGTATATGATACAAGGTTTTTTTAAATATATTATGGTGTCGTATATTTCCAAGCCTGTAATGTTGAATGAACATCATTAACCTCATTAAACCATACAGTCTTAACAAACGAAGTATGTGGTATCAAAACTATAATCAAATCTAAATCACTATCATAATTTATACGATATACTCCTTTAATAACCTCACCATCCCGAACTTCAATCTCAATCAATTTAGCAACATCAACATTCAATGTATCTGGAAGTACCATTTGACCATACCTATCATCAGACGAAGCGTTCTGAGCATGTCGTGAATAAGTTAGAGAAAACACTCCACTTGGTAATACCACCGAAGAAGGAAATCCTATCTCCGTATGATACAGCAGACTAGCATCGCGACACCTACTTTCATTGGACTTTGGAAATTTTTTTTTCGAAGCTTTGACCCTACTCGTTGTAGACCCACTCCTTGCAGACCCACTCGTTGCAGTCTTTGTAGTTGTAGCTTTCTTCTTCAATTTATGAATCAATAATGAATTATGCATTTCTACTTATAGCCTCCCAATCATCTAATATCTCCATCATTCGGTCAGTAGAGACATTTGATAATAAACTTTCAATAGCTTCTTTCGATTCTCTCAAATCCGCGGTTGGATTAAAATATCTCCATTCCTTTATAGCTTGAATTTTATTTCCACTCAACATACATTCATACATAAATTCATACCTATTCGGATTTGAATAACTATTGCGATATCTTCTCCACATTCTATTAGCTATAAATAAATCAATTCGTGAAACCCTATACTTGTCAGGTACACATGCTATCATATTAATAATGTTATTACACCAATCCATATCTTTAAAACGCTTATCAGTTGTTCCCATAGAAACTATTCGGCGTAACTTTTCAAATCTAAGTAATACAATATCATTCGGTATTGTTGTCATCTAACCTCCAACATTCATTAAGTGTATCAAGTCCCTTACTTATACAGACAACCCATACAATAAGTGTCCAATCCTTCCAAGCTGTTCCTCCATCCTGGAATACTAATATAGTAGATATAACTAACGCAAATAATACAGTCAGTCGTTTGGTTCTTATATTGAATAAATTATTTGCTACGCAATTATAAAAATATCTAAAAGATTTTTTATCTTCAACATTAGAAGAAGCCTCAGTAGAAGGCCTTATTGAAGCCAACTCATCAGTAGAAGGTATTGATGCATTTGTTTTATATTTCATTGTTATCTCCTTACATACTTGTAAAACAATAAGTGAATACTATACAGCGAAAAACTGGTGCTCGATATATTAACGAGTCACAGCCCACTACCAGAAGCAAGGTAAGCCGTAGTCACGACTTATTACCCTACCCCCCTGTCTTAAATAGTGATACAATTTTAAAACTTAGTTGTTTCCTCAACTTCTTCAACAGAAAATAATTCATCACCAGAATCGTCATTAATAAACTTCTGGACAATCTGCTTCACAAAAGTTCGTTCTGAATCAACTCCACCGTCTGCTGCGTACTGAGGATAAACACTTACTTCAGCTGCATCATTGAGTGAAAATCCATCATAAATTAGACCCGCCATTTCGACTGAGGTTCTTGTTGAAATTCCACTACCTAATGTAGCGTTATCAGATGAAGCGTTTACTCGTGTCATATTCGCTATCTTAGCTATGTTCTCTAACATTATAGTATCTACATGAGGAAACATATAACTGAGTAATGAGTATTCCTCAGTTTCATTTAAGACATCCATTTCTACTATTGTAAATCTGTCCATTAATGCTTTATCCATAACTCTGGTTGATGTATACTCATTACCTATATTAGCCGTTGCCACGAAAGTAACACCAGGAGCAACTTTGATAGTTGCTTGACCATCTTGTTCATCTAATCGTAAGTATCTTTGACCTTGGTCAAGAACAGTCATTAAGATATTCCACGCATCTGGATGAGCTCTTGAAAGTTCATCTAATAGAATTACAGCGTTCTCAGTTTGAATGGCCTTAACGAATACTGATTCTGAAAAGTAGGTCCCATCCGCTTGATTAAAGTGTGTATTACCGATTAATGTTGACCTAGGGTCCTGTGTGGCTCCTAAATTAAAATAACAATCTGGTCTATCTAATGAATTAACTAATGCTTTGGCAGCCATTGTTTTACCACAACCAGATGGTCCTACCATCATAATGTTTTTACCACGGACAGCTGACCTCATCAGATACTTCCATTTTAATTCTTTCATCACAAGGCCCTTTGGCTTAAGTGAATATGAGCTATGTATAAAACTTACGACTGCGTCGTGTTCCTCGGGAACTTCAACTGTCATAGTTTCCTCTGTTGGTACATCTGTTGAAATTGATGTTTCGGTAGTGTCATCTACCATATCGTCTAATATTGACATATCCAATAGACGCCAGTAGTTACGACCTGTAGTGGTCTTATATCGACCTATTAATTGATTGTTCTCAAACGCTCGTTTACGCGTTCCTGTTGAAATTTCAGAAGTTCGTTTAACTCCGTCAGTATCAGTTGCATTATATCTGTTCCCAGACTTTTCAACTTTCACTATAACCTCATAAACTGTACTCATATAATCTCCTTTTGATTTTTTAATTTTGATTTTTTAATTGTTAATCTCTCGTTTATCTTACTATGTAATATACGAACCTTTTGGTATGCCCCACAAGGATTATTTTCAAATAATGAAAATAATTTAGTCAAGTAATGATTCCTTCTTAAAATCGTTATATGCCTTTGTGTCACCACATTCAAACCGTTCTCGTACTCTAACATTCTTAATGTTAGCCTTACCTGAATAATCCAGCATAGTCATATCGTCCATGATATATTGTTTAGTGTCGCCACTTTGGTTAGTTAAGTCAACTCGTACAAACGAGCTAAGTTTTGGATTGAAGTTTAATAAGTATTCTACTTTCTTTGATTTTGACATAATGTCTCCTAATTGGTTAATTGTTTATTTATCTTACTATGTAATATACGAACCTTTAGGTGCACGGACCTAGGAAATTCCGAAACTAAGTTGTAACAATTTGTAACCATTAGGACTGCAAGCTTTTAGTTGTATGGTACAAGGATTAGCTGTCCCTGGATAGGACTGCGAGCTTTTAGTTGTAGGATACAAGTATCTGCCCCTACATCATTACAGGAGCTAAGCATATAGTTGTATGGTACAAATAAAAATTGCAGAGTATAACTCAAGGAGCTAATTAGAGGAGCTACTAGCCTATACTAATTTACGAACCTTTCCAGGCACCTTCCTAGGACGGTTACATACTGTTACAAGTGACCTCCAGAAGCATAGCAATAAAAAAGGGTCAGATGATTTAAACAATCAAATTGACCCTTTAACAAGAAAGATACCTCTATGTCAATACCTAACACCTACTACTACTATATCGTCTGTTAGGAAACGACTGATACACTCACAATGCGAATGTAATAAATTACCTGAAGTTGGAAAAAGGAAACATGATTATCTCATGTAAAACGAAAAGAAAAAACCAACCTCAGGATTTAAAATCTGTGTTACTCTTATACTATAATATAAGAACCTTTTGGTATATGATACAAGTCCTTTTTTTAAAAATCGTCTTGTAGTTTTGTGAAGTCTACATCTTCGTATGAAGCGTAGTTGTCATCAAGGTCTACAAAAAAGTCAATCTCATCTCCACCTATGTCTATGATTAACCCATCTATAGCTTCGATGATATCCTCCTTAGTAATATCATCACCATTGGCGGCTTGTTCAGTAATATTTCTTAATTCTTCTATTATGTCATTATTTGTCATTTCGTATTCCTTGTTTTTTTATATACTATTTCTAACTACAATTCCCACATGGTTCTCTATCTAAACCATAAGTTGGAAAATCTATGTGATAATTAACTACACCTTTAACCACTTCATAAGAAGTGTTACAGTCAGTACAGAACCGTACTGGGAAAGTTTCTTTATTTTCCCGTATATCGTTATCACTAATTTCTACTATTTCATTGTTGTAATCAAACATATTCTATCCTTTTCTTTTTATTTATCATTTATCGTTACCCTTAACGACTATTATAATATACAACTATTTCGCAATACGAAACAAGCCTTTTTTTAATCATCAACTTTAATGTGTGGTAATAATGGAACTCTAATTAAACCACCATCTCTATCTACATACATACCTACCGTCCCAGTTAACGCTTCTGTATAATCACCATACATACCATCAATAAAATCTTCTATAATTTCACCAGCTATATCAGCCCATTCTGGCTTAGCTTCTCGTGTTACATCAACCAATGCTGACACCATATCTATAATCGTTGAATGAATTGTTATACCTCTACTCACAACCATTCTTCCAAATAATTCTTTCTTTTCTGACCATGTCAAATTACCAGCCATAATGTTATTGTTAGTCATATCTATATTCTCCTTTTATAAATTTTCTGTATTAACAGCCATTATAGTCCATCCAGAACCAAACGCTATTCTATATTCATTAACTAATACTTTCGCTTCAGCCATCGTTTCACACGAATCTAAAACCTCTGCATTACTGTTATAAACACCTACTATATTATATTTCATATTTCTATTTCCTTTATTTATCATTTAACTTATACTATAATATACGACTATTTGGGTATATGATACTAATAAAATATTGTAACAGTTTGTAACAACTCTATTCATTAGCTTCAAGCTCATCGTCATACCAATCATTCTCATACTCAGACACCGTATCTTCACAGTCACCACAGTAAAAGGTCTCAGTACAAATAGTACAGTCAAAAGTAGTATCAAACGCCATAATCAAATCCTTGTTTTTTTCATTTCTCATTACATTGTAATATACGGACCTTTTGCCGCACAAACCTAGGAAAACTTGACATTTAATTGTAACAATTTGTAACCATTCGGCGATAGCTGTTTCTGGTGGGAACGCGTGTACACGGCCATGTAGATTAAGGTCTCCGTATACAGCGTACGATTGGTCTGGAAAATGAAAAGCTAAGTGAACACGGCTGTTACTATTCAGAGCTCAAACACTCCACTAAAGGTCATCAACAACCCATCTTTCCTATTGAAAACTCACGATATAACACACCATCACACACCATACACAAATCTATTCAACTTGTCCGATGGGTATTAACTCACAGTTATATGATACCTAATAAGGGCGTTTCCTACACTTCTAATGGATTTATATGTATCATATACAATCATAGGTCCATATGTGTTATATACAATTAACTCATAACTGTATACACTCATAGCTACATACTGCCTATATACTATATGTTATATGTCCTGTTATATCTTATAGTTTTGATTGATGAACATTCCACTACCTGATGGCCATTCACTTGGATGTTGTTTATAATCTTCTACAATGTCTGAAGCTATATCATCCCAATCTTTTGATAAATTTTCAAGTTCTCTTTGTTCTTTCAACGATAATAGGACAATTGAATCACCTATTTCAATATAGAGGTTTTCATTGTCTTGTTGTTTATCTTCCCACTTTTTGATAAAATCCTTGTCTGATGTGGTGTCCCAATATATGTGTTCTATATTGGTTGACTTATCAATAGTCTTTATTTTTATATATTTCTTCAATTTTGACGAAGTGTTAATTTATCAAAATAAGCATCGACTTCATCAAGGTCAACATTGTGTGGATTTTGTTGTTTTGTATTATCAATGATACAAGGATATTCTATGTTCCCCATAATATCTAATACATCAATACAAAGATGGCCTGCCACAAGTTCTTCTAAATTTGGTATTGATTCTAATGTTGTGTTTTTGTCTATTTCAATTTCAAACTGTTTTGTTCTACCCGATATTAGTTTGACTTCGCCACGGATGCACCGATTGAATTGTGTTTCTATAACTCTTCCTATATTTCCCATAAAGCTCCATATATGTTTTATTTATTTGTTTGTTTGTTTGTTTGTTTGTTGTTCTGTTGCAATAACAGCTATAACTCTATTTGTCGTATTTTGTTTGATTGGTGATTTGATTGGTGATTTGAGCGTAGCTGATTTCTCCCCTCAAAAATTTTCCTAACTCCCTTATATTGTGCCTGTTGTCAATATTGCTGTGTTAGTTAGTTTCATTTTCTAACCTCCGTGTTGTTTACTTAATTTATTTATGTCTGCTAAAAATCTATTAACTTCGCTATCAGACCTACTTATAAGAAGAGCACTCCACCACTTTTTTTGGTCTTTTTCATTCTTTGCCAATAAATATGTTTTAAATGCAGATTGATTCTTATATTTTTTTATCATTTCTTTTTTCACATTATCATTTGATAATTTATCTAAAATAGATGTTAATTTAGAATTTTGAATTTCTTCTCTTATTATTTGTTTTAGTCTTGTTTTAGTTAATTTCATTTTATTTCCTTATTTTATTTTTAAATAAATATTTAATGTTGAATTACTTTTAAAGTTATACTAACTATTCCATCATCTGTTAATTTTTTATACCAAGTACCGCCAGCATCCTTAGCTCTAATAACTTGGAATGAATCAACCAATTTAAATTCTACATTATATTCATCCATAAAATACCTTGCTGTCGTCCCATGCTTACTATCGGTCCAATCTTTTATTAAGTCTTTCAGCGCTTTATCTCCGCCATAAAAAAAAGTATCAATAACCTCAATGTTTCCCGTCTTAACTCTTGTAGTCTTTCCAAGGTCTCCCCACTCAGCCTTATTCTTAAACATTTTAACTATTTTAGGTGCTGTCATTTTCCCTTCATTTAAAAGTTCTTCTCTTATTATTTGTTTTAGTCTTGTTTTTGTTAATTTCATTTTTTCATCCCCTTATGCTGGTTCTAACCAATCATCAATTGTTTTTTTATTATAATATTCAACACCACCTTTATCCCATTCAACTGTTACTCTGCCCTTATATCCAATATCAGCTATTGTACCTTTCTTACCAGATGAGTTTTTAACTTTTTTGCCAAGTTTGACTGGTCCTAATTTATTTTTAGTTTTTAACCATTTATCAATAGTTGTTAGTTCATTCAATTTCTGAATTTCTTCTCTTATGATTTGTCTTACTTTGTTTTCAACACTTTCATTCTGTTTTTTTGATTCCAAGAATTTTTTTGCCATATATCGTTCTTTTTTATATTCCACTTTAACCCATTTCTTTCTCATTGATTCAGGCATATCATCATAATTTTCTGACATTGAATTATTAACAAACCAAGCAATTCGTCTTGCATCTGCATTTACGATTTTTCTGTATCGGTTTTCTTCTAATGTTTTCATCCATACTCGTATTTCTTTGATTGTTGTTTTTTTCATTGTCTCATTTCCTTATTCTAATTTTAGCACCGCCTGGTTTTATAATACTTACCATTCCTATATTATCACCTTTAGCATTTTTAAAATAATAAACATACCCTACACCAGGAACGTGCTGTTTTTTTGGTTTCATGTTTGGAAATATCTTTTTTACCTGAGCCCAAACCTTCTTGTTTAATGTTTTTTCACCAGTTTTTATTACTGTCCAATCAGCTTCATTCAATAGTTGCATTTCTTCTCTGATGATTTGTTTAAGTTTTGATTTAGTTAGTTTCATTATGAATGTCGTCCTTTTTCCCAAATGATGCTACCAATAGCATCAATCAACCGATTAAAATCTTTAACTTTACCTTTAGTCACTCCACCACCTCCAACTTCGTAAGTGGCTATAACTTTATTATCTAATTTCAATACACCTTTTTCTCCATCAACTGTATTACTCAATTTACCGTGGTCTGTATTGATAACTGATATTTGGGTATCTGATTCTTCATTTAACAGTTCTTCTCTTATGATTTGTTTTAGTTTTGTTTTAGTTAATTTCATTGTATCTCCTAATCCTAAGTTGTTATTTATTCACAATGCATCTTATATCTATGTAATAAATGTATGCAACCATAATTAAGTCTTTAAACTTATTCATTTTCTAATCTCTTAACTATATTCATTATACCTTTATTATTCTTTTTAGCTCCATTATGACTTGACAATCCCTTTTTCCCATCAAAGTTTTTTTCCAATGACTTTGCTACTTTTGGCCAGAAAAGTTTATTGTTGTCATACCATTTTTTACTACCTTGATATATTAGTTTTTCTGCTTTTGACTTGTCTATTGTTACTACTTTACCAGTCTTTTCAACCCAATATGTAACATTTTTATTATCGACTGTCAATACAACAATATGTTCTACTTTACCACCTGAACTATCTATCCAATATTCAGTTAATGGTGCTATATACATTTTAGATTCTGTAATTAAGTTTTCTTTAACTAAAATTTGTGATTTATGTGTTCGTAATACCATACCAGCACCTAAACCAATTCCTCGTTCTTTTGCCTTTTCTATTACTTCATATTTACCTTTACCCAAATCTTTAATAAACCAATCTTTTTTGTTGACCCTACCGCTATCTAAACCTTTATCTAATAGATGTTTTACTATTTGTTTATCTCTGGCAGTTAGATGACCCGATAATACTTTTATTTTTATTTCAGTTAGTATATCTTTTAATTTAATCATTCAATAGTTCCCCCCCTATCTTCTACAAAAGAAATTACATCACGAGTACCACCCCAAACTACAGCACCTTTTGCAACCTTTTTCAAATATTTATCTATATCTTTTCGTGTCAATTTGGTTCTAACACCGTTTACATTAAATCCCCGATTCATCCAAGTATATATATCTGAATTATCCTGCATTACTAACACATCTTTGATTTTTATCTTACTGACCAATGTTTCATTCCATTCAAACCAATTATATGGACCAGTATCTAAAGCTTTAGTTCCAAATTTATCGGTGATTGTCTTTTTGTTTTTCACCATCAATTTAGTTATTTCATCTATGTATATTTTTATATATTGTTGTTTTTCTTTATTGGTCATTGTTCCAACTTCGCCATCATCTTGTATATATCCAAGCGCCTTAGCCTTTTCGTGTAAATCCGCCCAAGTTTTGTTTTTCGACATATGTTGCTGTAGTTTCCATTTTCCTTTAATATTCCCAAGTAATCCATCAAACAAGTGAACATTTAACCATCTTCTTCCACTTTCATCTACACCAGAACCAATATCCTGATTTGCTGATATTAACAACTTACCTTCAACATGAAATAATATACCACCACCCGTTTGTATTCCTTTACCCTGAGCCAAGTCAGAATGTTGTGTAATAGCTGTAAATGTTGATAGCGACTTCTTTGTTCCTATTGATTTTTTTACATTACCATTCACCACATGGTCTAATTCAGTCATATGGAATGCACTGACATTAACATCACCAATTACCTTTTTCATAATTGGAATAGATATTGGAATATTTAATAGATGCACTTGTTTAAATGTTTTATCCACCCAAGCCAATTCTGTAATTAAGTCTTTTAATTTAATCATTTTTTATTTTTCTTTAAAATTCTTTGTTTTTTAATCCACTGCAACCCTCTATTATTTTTAGTAGCTTTTTTAACAAACTTTGAAATGTATTTAGTTACAAGTGAGTTAAATTTCTTCGCTGCATCTTCCACAGATAAATGTTTTGAATTATCCACCAATACAAAGTTTGCCTGTCCGAATAAATTTTGAAATTTACCCATATTGTTTTGGACATCATTCCAAGATTTTTCTAATATATCTTCTGGTAATTTTCGTTTTCTCTTTTTATTCCGTTCGTGTGCTACTTCTAATGATGTATTAACAAAAACCATATATGTATCATATCCAAGTTTCTCTAATTTTTCTTTTTCTTTGGCTATTTTACCATAATTATGACCAGTTCCATCTATAATCATACCAAGGCGGCCTTCGGTATATTGTTTCATTCTTTGTTTTGTTAATTCTTTAGCAAACATTCTTACACTTGGGTCATCTTCTGATTCACCAGTTACTTGTTGAAATATATCATCTGGCCACATATCAATATCAAGATTACCAGTTCCAACAGTTTCAAAACCGAATTTCTTTAATAAAAATTCAAATTCAGAATCAGAATTTACAGTTTTCATTCCTGTATATGATATGTTAATTTTCTCTGGAATGCCGAATAGTTTTGATACGACAAACGATTTACCACTAGCTGGCCCACCTGCCAGAAATACAGCTTTCAGAATACCTTTGTCATCAACACCTTCATTGATGTTCAATTTTATTAAGTCTTTTAGTTTAATCATAATATTCGCTCTACAATGTAATTATTTTTAATAAATCTGTTAGTTTCATCATTTGCTCCTAAATGAATTTCTTGTATTCTTTTTGATGTTCTGGTGTCAATTTATCAAAATTCTTTTTTAATGATTTCTTTAAGTTTGAGAATATACCATCAATATGTTTTAATATAGCTTTTGAATTTGCTGTTTTCTTTCTTGCAGGAACTTTAATTGTTTCATAAGCCATCCAAGTTTGTTTTATCGGTTTAATTACAAAACTAACTCCACTATTTGTTTCAAATGATATTTTACTTTCACCAATGTTTCCATCTTCCATACCATCAATAACAAAAGTAACCCTACACGGTGAATTATGAGCAATTCCATTTGACCATTGTGATTTTGTTCCTAATATAAATGTTCCTTGAATACTTTCATATAATCTTGTATCCCATTTTGCACTATGGTATGAACCTGGAAAATGTTTTTTCATAACACCAACTACATCTTTTGATAATTGTTCTGCATCATTTAGAGTTGCTTCATTCAATTTCTGAATTTCTTCTCTGATGATTTGTTTCAATCTTGTTTTTGTTAGTTTCATTTTTTATCATCTCCTAAATGGTGCGTTAAAACTCATTTTTCTTATTTTTTGTAATTTGTAAAAATCCGTCTCTGTTACAAAGTATTCTTTTTTATCTACTGTAATTCGGAATCCACCTTCACCTGC